CTCGAGGTCGATATCCAGCCGCAGCCGAACAGGCTGACCTTCCGCACGCCAATGTGGATGGCGTAGGCCAGCGCATAGGCCGCGGTGGAGTTGAAGTAGGCGTATTGCAGGTCGTTGATCGCCGCCTCGAGCGGGAATTCGACCAGGCCCGGATAGTCGGGGTGCGCCCGGCTGGTGTAGATCGGCCCGGGATGGCGGCGCAGCCATTTCAGCATCGCCGCGATGTTGCCGTCCGGCGTGGCGGCGGCGCGCAGCTCCTGGATCCGCACGTCGTCCATGTGGAAGACGCGGTCGCATTGCAGCACGTCGCCGAGCGCGTTGATCGCCCAGGCCTCGTCGCAGAAGGCGCTGCGCCCGCCGGCGCGCCGCACGACGTCGGTGTAGACCTCGAGCGACGGCCCGAGGCCGAGGATCGCGACATGCGCCGGCGGCGCGGGCGCGGGCGCGGGCGCTTCGGCGTCGCCCTCATAGCGCTCGGGCTCGGGAGCCAGCGCGAGCGGCGCGGCGCGTTCAGCGACGACCATGACGGTCCTTCCGTTGCAGTTGGGCTCGACTTCGGAATGCGGCCCCGCCTGGCCGTGCCACTCGACGACGCGCCAGCCCGCCTGAGCCAGCAGGGCGGCGAACGCCTGGCGGGTGTAGTGGCGGTAATGAAAGGCGTGGCCGCGAAAGGGGAGGACCTCCTCGTTCGGCACGCTCGCCAGCAGCAGCGGCGCGCAGCGCCGGAGCGCGCGCAGCATCGGCAGCGGGTCGGCGACATGCTCGATCGTCTCGAAACAGACGGCCGCGTCGAAGCCGCCGATCTCGTAGGCCTCCAGCTGCGCGCCGTCGGCCCAGGCGAACTCCACGCGCGGATGCGCCCAATGCGCCCGGGCGTAGAACAGCGCCGCCAGGTCGGCGTCGAGGCCCAGCACGCTCGCGCCCGCCTGCGCCAGCACGTTGGCGCCGTAGCCGACGCCGCAGGCGAGATCAAGCACGCGCTTGCCGCCAGCATGGGCCCCGCCGAGCCGCCCCGCCGCCCACTCGTAGCGGGCGACGTGGTCGCGCCGGACGCCCGCGAGCGTCGACGCGACCTGTCGTTCGCCGGAACTCAACTAGGACACCGGTTCCTGATCTGCGCCGCCCTGGATCAGGTTGACCCCGATCGGCGTGCCGGCGGTGATGGTCGAGGAGAGCTTCGCCTTGATGTAGCGCATGGCCCCGATATAGCCGAGGCGCTTGGTCACGTTCTTGTTCGAGCCGGAGGTGCGCGGCGTGCCGGCGGCGATGCCGGCGGCGGCCTCGGTGCCGGTCAGGTCGGCGTCGGCGACCGAGGTGAAGCTGCCGCCGCTCGTGGCGCACTCGGTGATCAGGGGGGTGAAGACCGCGTTGGTGGCGGTAATCGTGCCGTAGCTGAACTCCAGCACCGCCGAGCGGTAGCCGCGCAGGTCGAGCGCGGCGGAGGTCTTGCCGGTGCCGGTGGTGCCGATCGCCACGGGCGAGACCGCCCGCACGATGTTGATGTTGTTTTTCAGGTCGCGCATCGCGCGTCCTCCTCTTGTGAATGGCGCCCGCCCCCGGCGTTACGCGGGACGGGCCAGAGCGCCGAGATGACGGAAAGAAAGCGGGGCCGGCCGAAGCCGGCCCCAAGGCGCGCCGCGGGGCGAGAGGGAGGCGACCCCGCGGCGGAGGAAGGCTCAGATGAACTTGAGCAGCTTGAGCGCCTCGAAATTCTGCACGGCCCCGCCGACGCGCCGGGTCGTGTAGAAGCGCACGAACGGCTTGTTGGTGAAGGGATCGCGCAGCGAGCGGATGCCCTGGCGGTCAACGATCTGGTAGCCGAGCCGGAAGTTTCCGAAGGCGATCGACAGGCTGTTCGCCGCGATCGCCGGCATGTCCTCGGCCTCGGTCACCGGATAGCCCAGCAGCGATGAGGGCTGCCCCGCCTCCATGCTAGGCAGCCAGATGTAGCCGCCGTCAGTGTCCTTCAGCCGACGGGTCGCGCCCAGCACGGCGCGGTTCATCACCCAGCGTGCGTCGTTGCGATAGGCCTCCTTCAGCTTGTGCACCAGCTCGATCAGCTTGTCCGAGCCGTTCGGGTCGGTGCCGAAGCTCGCCGAGGTGTCGGTCGCCAGGTGCTCCAGCACGCCCCAGGCGCGGGTCGCGTCCGCCGTCGCCGCGGTCGTGTAGTCGAGGAAGCCGCGCGGCTGGCCGACGCCGTTGCCGCTGACGAAGGCGGTCGCCTCGAGCCGGGCGAGCTTGTCGGCGACCTTGCCGGCGAGCCAGGCCTCGATGTCGACCATGCTATCGTCGAGCAGCTGCTGCGTCGCCTCGGGCATGGCGTACATCTCATGCACCGGGATGCGCCACTTGCCGACCTGCGGCGAGGTGGTCGCGGTGCGCGCGGCCTGCTCGGCGACCCAGCCGGCATTCGCCTCGTTGAGGTCGTTGATGCCCTCCAGCGCATCGGTCGAGATAAGCTGCACCGCCGCGATCTGGCGGATCGGCGAGCTCTCGTAGACCTTGGTGACGATGCTGCCGCCGGTGTCCGGCGTCACCAGGTAGCCGCCATCGGGATCAGAGCCTACCGACATGGCCTTGCGGCGGCGTCCTCAAGCATCGCCTCGCCGCCGCGCGCCCAGCGGCCGAAGGCCTGCTTATATGCGCGGAAGCCGTCGACGTCGACGGGCGCCGGCGGCATGCGGCCCTTGAGCTGCGCCGACAGGCGGGCCTGGAGATTGAAGGCCTCGACATGCTTGCGTTCCGCGTCGGCATCGGCACCGAGGCCGACGCCGCCGAGCCGCTCGCGGTTGGCCTTGGCCTCGGCCGCGTCGGCGCGCGCGTCGCCCTTCTTGATCCCGGCGCCCAGGCGGTCCAGCTCCTTGTTGATCTTGTCGAGCGCCTCCTTGGTCTCGGCCGTCTCGCCGCCATACTTCTCCTGCTCGGCGGCGATGCCGTCGACGGTCGCCTTGAAGGCCTCGAAGGTCCGGGCCTGCTCCTCGATCAGCTTCTTGATCTCTTCGGTCACGATTGCGTTCCTTTCAGGATTGCCATGTTGCGGCGCAGCATTGCCGCGATCTCGTCCGGCTCCGTCCCGGGCTCGCCCCGGCCGAAGGTCTTCACGCGCGAGACGAAGGCGCAAGCCGCGGCCTTCGAGAAGCCCGCCTCGCGCAGCAGGCTCTCCGCGTCGCGCAAGTCGCCGATATCGTCGATCGCCTTGACCTGGTCGACGCGCGCCAGGTCGTTCGCCGGCAGCGTGACCAGACTGACCTCGATCAGCTCGATCTTCTGCAACGTGCGGTTCGGCTCCCCGGGCTTCGTCCCGAGCGCCGCCTGTTTCACGCGGTATCCGATCGACAGGCCGTTGAGCGCCGGGCGTGGCTCCATCCGCAGCAGCTCAAGCGCGTCGGCGCCGCGGCGGGTCTTCACCGCCAGGCGGCCCTCAACGCGCAGGCCCTTCTCGTCCTCCTCCATTTCCGTCCAGACGCCGATCGGCGTCATGTCCTCGGCCCCGCCGCCGAACAGGCCGCCGCCATGTTGCAGCAGCATCGGCGGCATGCGCTTCGACTTGCGGTGGTGGCTCAGGCTCTCGCGGAAGGCGCCGTTGGCGATCACGTCGCCGTAGCCGTCGACGTTGCCGAACACCGCTCCATAGCCGGAGAAGGCGCCTTCCGGCGCGTCGGCCGCGAACTTCAGCTCGATGCCGCAGGCGAAACGATCCATGGCGCTATTCCTCGTCGTCGGCGTCGGGCCGCTGCGAGCCCGGCCCCATGTTCAGCGGGCGCAGCGGCTCGTCGAGGCCGTCCAGCGGGTTCAGCTCCTCGAGCGCGCGAACCTCGTTGCGGGTCATCCAGCCGTCGAGGATCGCGCGGCTGTACAGGTTGGCCCGGGCCGCCGCGTCGCCGCGCAGCAGCGCCGCCGGCGAATGCTTGGTATAGAGCCCGTCCGCCTGCTCGGCCTCGCTCAGCAGGGCGGCGTCGCATTTCTGCTCGATCCGCGCGTACCAGGGGCCGAGGCTGTGCGCGATATGCGCCAGGAAGAACTGCTCGGCCGACGCGAAGGTCGCGGTCTTGTCCGACTGCATGACCATCAGCGGAAAGACCCGGAAGGCGCGGCAAATCTCCTCGACCTGGTAGCGCCGGGTCTCCAGGTGCTGGGCGTCGACCGAGGAGAGCCCCATGGCCATCCACTTCAGGCCGCTGTCGAGCACCGCCGTCTTATAGGCGCCGGCGCCGGTGAAAGCCGACTGCCAGGCCTCCTTGATCAGCTTCTGAGCCGCCTCGCCGAGCTTGGCGTCGGTGGTGAGGATGCCGCCCGGGCGCGCGCCGTTGCCGTGCAGGCGGGCGGCGTGCTCCTCGGTCGCCAGCGCCAGGCCCAGCGCCTCGCGCGCCAGGCGCACCGGCTCCAGCCCGGCGGCCAGCCCCCAGCTCGGCCCCTTCAGATGCAGCAGGCTCGCCGGCGACACGATCTCCGGCACGGCGTCGGGCAGCCGCAGCTCGTACTCGACGGCGAAGGAGCCGCGCAGCCGGACCGTCACCCATTGCGGCAGCAGCGGCAGCAGCTCGACGATCCGGCCGCCGTCCGTCCGGTTGACGAAGGCAAAGCCGTTGCCGGCGAGCGCCGCATGCGCCACCAGCATCTCCCTGAATTCGAAGGCCGATTGCACCTCGTTCGGCCGGCGATGCAGCAGCCGGCCGAGCGGATGGTCGAGCTCGATCGCGCGGCCGCGGCCGTCCGGCGACGCGCGGTAGAGCTTGAACGGCGTCTGCGCCACGCCCTCGGCCAGCACGCGGACGCAGGCGAAGGCCGCCATCGCCTGCATGGCCGTCGTCGTGTCGACGCCGACGCCCGACTTGGCCGAGCGCGAGCCGTAGACCTCCAGCCAAAGCTGCTCGGGATGCGTGATCGCCGACTTCGCGGCACGCCCGGCGAGCCAGGCCCCGTTGACCAGCGCCTGCGCTGCCCCCAACATTCCCACCTCAGATCACCAGCACGCCGACGGTGTCGGCCACGCCTGGCCCCTCGTCGGCCTCGCGCAGCGTGGCGCGGCCCAGCGCCATCAGCGTTGCGACCAGGCCGTCGATCTTTTCCGACGAGCGCTGGCGATCCGCCTTCAGGTTGCCGGCCGGGTCCTGCTTGACCGCGACGTGGCTCGCCATCCAGCTCAGCACCGGGTTGGCCCCGTGCGCCAGGCGGCGGCCGGCGACCAGCACCTCGCCGAACTCGCGCGTCGGAGCCGCCATGGACGCGAAGCCCTGGCCGAACGGCACCATTATCACTCCATCGCCCTGCAACTGCGTCACCAGCTGCGTTGCGTTCCAGCGGTCGAAGGCTATCTCGCGGATCGTGTAGCGCCCGGCGAGCGGCGGGCCGAACGGGCCAGGCGCGTCGCCGGCAATCTGAAGCCGGATCGCGTCATAATCGACCACGTCGCCCTCGGTCGCGGCGATGTAGCCTTGCTGCGCCCAGACGTCGTAGGGCGCGCGATCCTGCCGGGCGCGCCGCTCGATCCCGACTTCCGGGCACCAGAAGAAGACCAGCAGCTTCCAGCGCTCGCCCTCCGCCGCCGGCGGGAACAGCAGCGCCAGCGCCGCCAGGTCGTTCTTCGACGCCAGGTCGAGCCCGCCGTAGCACTCGCGCCCCTCGAGCTCGACCATGAGCTCGGCCATGGCCGCGTCGCCGGCGCAGGCGGCCCAGACGTCCATGTCGAGCCAAAGCGCCGTCTGCTTGGTCCAGCGGCCGAGATGCAGCCGCTTCACCGGGTTTTGCCGGCCCGGCACCTCGATCGCCTGCGCCACCTTGCGCGCCAGATATTCGGGCTTCATCGAGACGCCCAGGTTCGGGTTGGCCTTGACCCAGACCGCCGGGTCCCTCCAGTCGTCCGCCTCGTCGATCTGCGCGACGAAGGCGAACCAGCTGTCGTCGTCGACCGCGCCCTCCAGCACCTTGACCGAGTAGTCGTGCTGCTCGCGGCAGACGCTCACCAGGCTGTCACCGGCGGTGGTGATCGCGAAGGTCAGCGGCTGCTCGCGGCTGCCGGTCGCCGTCTCGATCAGGTCCCAGGCCTTGCGCGACTTGTGAGCATGCAGCTCGTCGATGATCGTGCCGTGCGGGTTGAGCCCGTCCATGCTGTCAGCGTCGGCCCCCAGCGGCTCGCACTTGCTCGCGGTGGCCACGATCGACAGGTTGTCGCGCAGCTGCCGCACGCGGCGCGCCAGGCCCGGCGAACGCCGGACCATCCGCGCGGCCTCGGAGAACACGATGCGCGCCTGATCGCGCTTGGTCGCCGCGCAATAGACCTCGGCGCCCGGCTCGTCGTCGGCCACCAGCAGGTAGAGCGCGACGCCGGCGGCCAGCGTCGACTTGCCGTTCTTGCGCGCCATCTCGGTGTAGCCGGTGACGAAGCGGCGCAGCCCGTCGGCGCGCTTCCAGCCGAACAGGCAGCCGACGATGAAGCACTGCCACAGCTCGAGGAACACCGGCTCGCCGGCCCACTTGCCCTTGCTATGCCGCAAGCCGGTGAAGAACTTGAGCACGCGGAGCGCCGCGCCCGCGTCGAAATACAGCCCCCTTTCGGCGCCGCTCTCCAGGTCGCGCAGGTGGCGCTCGCAGGCCAGGCGCACGAAGCGGCCGGCGACGATCTCGCCGGCGACGACCGCCAGCGCATAGGCCGTCGTCGGATGCGCCGCCGCCCCCTCGGTCACGTTCAGCCCGCCATGACCTCGTCGATCGGGTCTCCGCTCGTCTCGCCCTGCCCGGGCAGCGCCTTGACGCGCGTGCGCGACGCCGGCGTGAAGCCAAACTGCTCGGCGATCTGCCGCATCTGCTCGGTCGCGCGGTTGACGATCGACAGGTAAGGGTTGTGCATCGGATAGCCGTTCGGCGTCTCCAGGATCCACTTGCT